TGCCTTTAGAGAAGGGCGTGTTGATACTCGAGCTTAATAACTTAACCTTATAGGAGAATAATTATGGCGATAAGTGCATCAGCAGGTTATGACAACTTACCTTCGGGTAATTGGCTACCGGCGATATATTCGCAAAAAGTTCTCAAATATTTCCGTAGAAGCTCTGTTGTTGAGGGTATCACTAACACTGATTATGCGGGTGAAATTGAGAATTACGGCGACACCGTAAAAATTATTAAAGAACCAACAATTTCTGTTGCTTCTTACACAAAAGGTCAAACTACTAACTTACAAAATCTTGCTGACGACCAAGACACTCTAGTCGTGGACACAGCTAACTATTTTGCATTTAAAGTAGATGACATCGAAGAAAGACAATCTCATGTTAATTGGGAAGCTCTAGCTACTTCTTCTGGAGCTTATGCTCTTAAAAGAAAGTATGATAGAGATATTTTAGAAACTATTTCTACTACGTCTGGAATTAATGCAGGAACAGCTATAACTGCTGATACTGGTGACAAGTGTCACAGTGTTATTGCAGAAGCGGCTCGTCTATTAGACGACCAATCTGTACCAGAAGAAAATAGATGGTTTGTAGCACCTCCAATCTTTTACGAAGGATTAGGTGCGGCGGCTTCAAAAGTTATGGACATGTCTGTAATGGGAGGCGGTCAATCTCCATTAACTAATGGATTGGTATCCGATATTACAGTTTCTGGTATGAAATTGTATAAAACAACAGCGTTAAATAGGTCTGGAACTGATATTGCAACAATATCTGGTACTTCTAATGCTTTCTTTTGTATTGGTGGACATATGTCTGCTTGTGCAACAGCTTCGCACATTGCGAAAACTGAAGTAGTAAGAGACCCCGATTCTTTTTCTGACGTAATTAGAGGATTGCATGTTTATGGTGGTAAGGTTTTAAGACCGGAAGCTATCACTAGAACAGCAGTTGTCTTAACATAATAGGGGGGAACGTAATATGACAACACTTGCAAAAGCAACTGGCGGCACTAGTGGACATCCGTCTACCAGACGTAAGCCTTACTATGTCGAAAACACTATTGATTTTTCTGTAGATGACCCTGCGGCAAATGATATAGTACAATTCCTTAACATCCCTGCTGAAACATGCGTTATGGCGGCGGGTCTTGAGGTTTTAACAGCATCAGCTTCTGGTGTAACTTTAGACTTAGGTTGGACAGCAACTTCTGGAAATTTAGCTACTGATATAGATAGATTTGTTGATGGGCATGATTCAACTGCAACTGGAGTAGCGGCTGTTGCGGCGGCTACTGCCGGATGGGTTACATACAAAGCGGCCGATACTATTGACGTAAAAGTACTTGGTGCTCAAGACACTGCCGGTAAGGTAAGAGTTTGGGCAGTTATGTGTGATATAAGTGGTTCAGACGAATCAGCTTCTAACTCATAATAATTAAAATTTAGGGGGCCTTGTGCCCCCTTTATAAAATAAATGAAAAAATATTTTTGCTCAGTTTATAACAAACCAGAAAAAAGATTTAATTCAACTAATAATGCGGATGGGTGTTGGGAAAGTACTCGTCTAAATTTAAAAAAAGATTATTTTCCCGGAAGTCCTAATATCATGTTTTGGATTAATGGTGCACTAGAAACAATGTTTTGGTCTCCTAAAAAATGTGATGATGGAACAATGCGACCTCTTGGTATTAAAGAATGTACTTTTATTTGGAATAACAAAATAGAAGAATACGAGGGAGAGTGTACTCAGTGTGGTCAATGTTGTGGGTTATATGAAAATAAACCATGTAAATATTTGAGGGCATATGAAAATACTACATAAAGAAAGTAAGATTAAAATGGATTATAAAGGCAGACCAAATGGTAAAGTTTGGGATGGAACATCTACACAAGTAATAAAACCTATAGATGATAATGACCATATAGAAACAAGAATAAATAACATAGAAAAAAAATTAGATAGTTTAATAAACGCATTAAGTAATAAAAAGGAATAAAAATATGCCAGATGAATTAATTTGTCCTGTATGTGGGTCGGCAACTAAAGAAAATTGTAAATGTCCAGATGATGATTGTGATACTTGTAGTGCCTAAATACAAAACAAAAATTAAAAAACCTAAAATTAAATTAAAAGAAAAAAAAGTTAAACTAAATTGTATAGGTTACCCAGAGGATGACCCTTATGGATTAGCGGCGGCTTTTTGGACAATATTTACTAAACCAACCGAGGATAAAAAAAATGGCTAAACGTGGACTATATGCTAATATTAATGCGAAAAAAAAAGCGGGAACAAGTAACACTAAATCAAAATCAACTATATCACCAGAAGCTTATGCTAACATGCAAGCAGGTTTTCCTAATTCTAAAAAAAATAAAGCTAAGAAAAAAACTGCAACAGCAATGTATGGTGGTAAAATGACAAAGAAAAAAATGTTAGTTGGTGGGCAAGTTAAATTAGATGTAGCAAAACCTAAAGGAAAATTAACTGCGGCTGATTTTAAAGAGCTTGGTAATAAAGGTAAAATGTATGGTGGTAAAATGAAAAAACCTACTAAGAAAATGTATGGCGGTAAAATGCATATGAATAAAAAGAAAGGCAAGTAATGAAAGGTGTAAAACATTACACAAAAGATGGTAAGGAGTGGAAAGGTAAAACACATAAGCATAAAGATGGAACTTTAATGACTGGTGCTACTATGACAAAAAATAGTAAAAAACTATTTCATTTTAAAGACCTATCTGCAAAAGCTAAAAAAATCGCTAAAGCTTAATGGTTGCTAAAAAATATCAAAATCCTAAAGGTGGATTAAACGAAAAAGGAAGAAAGCATTTTGAAAGTAAAGATGGTGGTAATTTAAAAGCACCATTAAAATCTGGAACTAGCCCAAGGCGTGTTTCATTTGCCTGTAGATTTGCAGGGATGAAAGGCCCTATGAAAGATTCTAAGGGAAGACCAACCCGTAAAGCACTAGCACTTAAAGCTTGGGGTTTTGGCTCAGTTGGTGCGGCATCTAAATTCTGCCAAACCCATAAAAAATCTTGACAAAACAAGGATTTAGTGTATAATATATAAAGGGAGACATGAGTACAACATATTTAACATTAGTAAATAATGTATTAAACGAACTAAACGAATCAGAGTTAACATCTACTACTTTTTCGAGTAGCCGTGGAATACAGACATCTGTTAAAAAGTTTGTTGTAAAAGCTATGCATGAGATATACAATAGTATATCAGAAATACCAGATTTATATATATCTACTACACAAGATACTAATGCAGGACAAAGAGAGTATGCTCTTCCTAGTACTGCATCACCACAAAGTACAGACTTACCCTACAGAAAAATGGATTGGCAAACTTTTAGGTTGGTTCCTAAAGAGCTAACGACTAATGGAGAGTTTACTAGTAATATTAATAGTTGGACTACTATAGCAGGAGCAGGAAGTGCGGCGTATAATAGTAATGGTAATGGTAGAGCAAGATTAAATGATTACGCTATATACCAAGCTTTATCTACTGTAGTAAACAAAGATTATAGAGTACAAATAAGAGCTTTTGATTCTAATAGTACTGGGCAGGCTTTAAAAGTACAAGTAGGTACTGCGGCAGAAGGTACACAAAATTTAAGTACAACTTTAACAGTTTCTGATTTTGGTGCAGGAGCAGTTTTAGATACATCATTTACTGCGACAGCACAAACAAGTTATATAACTATAAATAATACATCAACAGCTACAAACATGGATGTTGATTATGTTAGAATATCTGAAAATATACCTGTAAAAAAACTACGATATATAACTTACGATAACTATAATCGTATGTTTTTAGAAAGAGATTTAAATAATAACTCATCTTCTTATGGTACTCCAGATATAGTTTATCCAACACAAGATAAAAAATTTGGTTTATCACCAGTTCCAGATGCAAGTAACTATACAATAGAGTATGAGTATTGGAAAGTGCATACTGATTTATCAGCACATGGCGATACAATGGATTTAGATGATAGATTTAAAGGTATTATAATTAATAGAGCAAAATATTATGCTCATATTTTAAGGTCAGATTTACAAGCGGCACAGCTTGCTGATAGAGAAGTTAAAGAAGCTTTAAAAGCTATGCGAGTAGAATACATTAATAATGCATCATACATGACAGACCATAGAGTTAATCATGGAGGTCGTGTAGGTTCTGGAGTATTTTAATGCCATATACAGGTATGCAAAAACCTATGGTAGTAAGTTGCTCTGGTGGCTTAGTGCTAAACAAAGATGTTTTTGCTATGCATCCCGGAGAAGCTTTACAACTGCAAAACTTTGAACCGAGTATTGAAGGTGGTTACAGAAGATTAAATGGAACTACATTATATAACTCAACAATAGTTCCACAAGTTTCGGCTTCTACTGAAAGAATACAAATGTCTGCTATATTTAATGATTTAATTATAGCCGCTAGAGGAGGCACAGTTTATACTGGGTCAACTTCTGGAAGTTGGACATCAAGAGCAACAAGTAAAGGTACTACAAATACTTATGATTTTGATAAGTATAATTTTGATGGTACTGATAAAATAATTATTGCTACAGGAGAGTCTGCGGCATTTACTTTAAATACAAGTTACTCAGAAGATATAATAAATGCAACAGGCGGCGGTACTGCACCAACTAATCCTAAGTTTGTAAAATCATTTGCAAACCATATGTTTTATGGTGGTATGTCTAATGCAACATCAACCCTAACATTTTCTGGCCCTTATACTGAAGATGATTTTGATACAGGGGCAGGTTCTATTGTCATGGGTGATGTTATTACAGGATTAAAAGTATTTCGTGATGAACTTTTTGTATTTTGTGAAAGCAGTATATTTAAAATAGCGGGTACAAGCTCAAGTACTTTTGCAAAAGCCGAGGTAGCAAAAGGAATAGGTACACTAGCACACCATTCAATACAGGAAATAGGTGGTGACATTATATTTTTAGCGGCAGATGGTATTCGTACTATTGCAGGTACAGCAAGAATTGGTGACGTAGAGTTAGGCACTGTATCAAAACAAGTACAAGATAGAATAAATGATATTACATATGATAATGTAACTTCTTTAGTTATTAGAGATAAATCTCAATATCGTTTGTTTTACCCGCAAACAACTGGCGGTGAAGCAAGCTCAAAAGGTTTAATAGCTGTTATAAAACAAAATCCTAATACACAACAAATGGGTTTTGAGTATGCAGATATAAAAGGTTTAAAAGTTTCTAGTTGTGATTCTGATTTAATTAGCAATATAGAAACAACTGTATCGGGTGGCTATGATGGTTACATATACAAACAAGATGAAGGTAATGTTTGGACAAGAGCAAGTTTAACATCAACTATGGATGCAACTTTTCGTTCTCCAGATATGACAATGGGAGACCCCGGCGTTAGAAAAAATATGCAAAGAGTTAATGTTAACTGGAAGCCAGAAGGTGAAGTAAGTGCTAGTATGTTTGTACGATACAATTATGATGACAGTGATACGCCACAACCAAATGCATTTACTTTAGAAACATCTGGAAGTGGTGCAATATTTGGAAGTGGTGCATTTGGCACAGCAGTTTATGGACAGGGAGATTTACCAATAACAAGACAAGGAATAGAAGGCTCTGGTTTTGCAGTAGCTTTAAAAATAACAGACACAAGTTCTAATAATCCATTTGCATTAAGAGGATTTGAATTAGAATTTACACCGGGAGGAAGAAGATAAATGGGAGCAACATACACAAGACAAAGCTCTAGTAACATCGTTGATGGAAACGTCATTGAAGCGTCTGATTTAAATAATGAATTTAATCAGTTATTAGCGGCATTTGTTGCAAGCTCTGGACATACTCACGATGGTACTGCGGCTGAAGGTGGGCCAATAACTAAGTTATTAGGTACATCAATTACTATTGGTGATGCAACATCTGGTACGGATATAGCAGTTACATTTGATGGAGAATCAAATGATGGTGTTTTAACATGGATGGAAGATGAAGATTATTTTCAATTTTCCGATGATTTATTACTTAGTACAACAGAAAA